ATTAATGGTGGGATGTTGGCATAACTGACCAATTTATCATTACTGCCGGAACCGCCGCCGCCAAAACCAAAGTCGGGGGATTGACGGCCTATTAAAAAGCCCGGTGTATATTCAGCACCGCAATCCGCAACTTAAGCAGAGTGGATATTTCTTCAATATCATTGGCTACCAGCTTGCGCGGCATAGCCATATTTGGCATTTTAATTTGAACACAATCGAGCATTTCCTTTAGCAGTGGCTCGATCAGGTCATAATCCAGCTTTAGCAAGTTCTCAAGAATGTCCATACCCTGCGATTCAGCGGCATTGGAGAGCGCCACCGTCGCCGCACCCTCAAAGCCCTTGGGAAGCTTGCCGCCTGATTTACCGAAAGCCAAAAGAGCGCGCAACGCCCACTTTTCAGTGGGGAGCGCATTCATTTCAGTCACGATAAAAACTTTGCCACTATCGCGGTTATCCGCTTCGATAGTGATCGTTTCAACGCGTCTTTCGCCCATGTTTTAAATCCCGACCGCGGTAAAATACTTGCTGGGGAACTCAATTTTGTAGTCCTGAGCTTCCAACACCTTTTTACCGTCTGGAATCAACTTAGCCTCTACCAAGCTGCCCTGTTCCAGCGTGTACACATAGCCGGTTGATAGCAGCGTGATAACCAGTGTTGCATCCACGGCGTCATGCTTAATCAGGTAATTGGCCCACATGTTAAAAATGTCGATGCTGGGGGAATCCGGCATTAACGACAAAGTGATTGGCAGGATAGAATAAATCTTGCCTTTTGCCATCTCGCCGTCAACGCCCAATCTGTTTTCTGAGAATTTGATGGCCTCACTCATGAAGCTGGAATCAACCGAGAACTTCTCGATGATCTGAGGAACTGGGAAAACGTCCGAAATAGAAAGCGCTACAATCGCGTCCGCACTGGTAATAGTTGCCATGATGATTCCTTACTGTACGTTAAGTGCAGACAAATGAAGTGTGTTGATGCCCTGAGCGCTGGTGTACCAAAGCGTTCTGGATTGGATACGGTTCGCCCGTGTTGCGCCTACGCTGGGGATAATTTGCAGGTAAAAGCCGTTATCAAAAATAGCCTGGTCGATTTTCAGTCCCGCCGCGTAGTTCACTTCGGCTTTCTGGCCCAAGGTCAACTCAATGCCGGTTTGAATGGAACCGAATTTAATCGCTGCGCGGATAGGGTCCATTGTGGAAGCCCTTAAAATCTCGATGCCGGCCTGATCCGCTGGCAACGCTTTAAGGTTGGTCAGCAAGGTAATGTCGGCCACCTGGATGCTGTTCAGCAATACGATCTGGTCGATAAAGTTATCAACCCATTTCCAAGGGCCTGAGATGCTGCCAGGCTGGAAAAAGTTCCACATGTTAGAGTCGAGCGATACTTTCGCGTAGCAGTTGTAGCCGTTTGACAGCAAATTAACATAGCTGGTTTGGTCGGTTACGTCCGGGGTTAAGCCAGTTTGCTGTTTATAGGCATAGTTGACCCAGCCGCGCAACTCAGTGTAATCCGTTGAGCCGATAGAGCCACACAAGAACGCTGCCTTGTCAGCAGGCCCCCATATCGCGCACACGCCACTATAATCGTTAGCCGCCATGATGTTACCGAAACAGATCGCGTTATTGGCTACGCTGGCCGCTGTCACGTCTGAGTCATAAGCGACATATAAATAACGGTTAGTCTGCGCGTTAGCCCAGGCTGCAAAGTTCTCTTTAGAGCCAATCAATGGCTCCCACATGGTCATGAACGTGACCCAATTGGTTTCCACATTGACGATAGCATTCAGGAAATTCGCCTCAACCGCTGCGTCTGCGCCTTGTGACAGAGTTGCGCCGGTGGCTGTGGTCAGTTTTAAGCTGGTGGCAAGTGTGCCAGTCGCCACGGTAATGCTGGACGCGTTTGAGGTTACTGAAACACCGGTTGCCGCTATCGTTGCCGCTTGGCTCAATATCACGGTGCCAGTGCCAGCCGCCACGGTAAATGTGCCGAATGAAGCGATATAGGTATCCGCCGGGATGCCTGCGCCCACAACAGTTTGGCCGACCTGAATCGTGCCGGACGTGACTGAGTTGATAGTCAGTGTGGTGGTTAATGCAGTATTAGCCAGGAACGCAACGCCACCGCCGGTGGTTGGCGAGTTAATCAGGAATGAACCGCGAACGCTGTCATAGGTCACAACAGGTGGGTTGACGGTGAATCCAGCCTGAATCAATGCCGCCGCTGCGCTGAAACTGGTCGCACTGGACAGGTTGATCGAGGCTGATGTTTTCAACACGCCGTCCACTGTCGCAATCACCGTGCCGGTCATGCCTTGTAGGGTCAATAACGGGGTAGACGATATTTGACCGGAGCGCAAGTAAGCCGAAACTGCAGTACGGTTAAACTGTGCAAACAACAGGCCGTCGGGCTTGATGTTGGAATTGTCAAAACCGTTGAAATAAACCGCTGCCAGTGTCGCTTCGGTTGAAGTCGCGCCGAAGAAGTTAGCCACCGATAACTGGCTGGGGAAATTCTGGATGCTGCCAATAGGCACAGCGGTGTTATCAGTCAGCCAGAGTGAATTGAGTGATAAAGGATTGCCACCGGCAGCAATAACGCCCGAAGTGGTTGAGGTAAACTGACTTGCTGGTATAGCTTGCGTCATAGTGGTTGTCCGATAGAAATGGGTAAATTGTCAAAAAAGTACATCGGTGTAACGGTTTGCGGGTTGTATTGCAGAGTTAGCAGCACAATCCAGCGTTCTTCATAATTCTTGCTGGAATTTTCCAGCGCCATCATTCGCGGGTTTTCCGCGTATAGTGGGGCGGCTCCGATGGGTCTAAGTAGATTTGTCGCGTACTGGTCACGCCATACTGTGACAACCGAGTTCGCCCAATCCGCCGAGGCTGGCCCGTAGCAATCAACCTGTATTTCAATCGCTGTACTCTGTTCATTGGCTACGGTCCCCACTAATGGATCAAGATCGGTATAAATGTGCCGGTTAGTGGCCAGACGCCTCATGCCGGTAGCGGTCATGCTGATAAAGCCCCCGTTCGGCATGGATACGTCATTCCCCAAGCCCCTGACCACTTCGACGTTAGGCACAATCGCCATCAGCATCGAGCGGACAGTGGTGTAAAGGTCAACAGTAGCTGTCATTGCAGCGCCACGATAACGCTAGTCCAATCCGGCCACGACTCCTTGACGGTGGTAATCTTCCACGTTTTAACTGCGCCACCGGGCACCATCGGGAACTCTAAAAGATCCCCGCCGGTTTCATCGGTACGGATAACCCCCGCCCAATTGCCATGCAACCAGACAGAGCGTAAAACTGCCGCCTGATTTAGGTTATTGACGTGAACCAGATCAGAATTGTTAATGCCCTGTACCTGAATCATGCCGGTGAGCGTGGTATAAGCCGGAACCCGTGTGCCGTCGGTGCCGGTGGTATAGCCTGTGCTACGCTTCAAGGTTGCCGAAATATCCGGGTTAATGCTGCCAATCAAGCCCCTTACCATCAAATGCAGGTTCATTTGCTTTCAACGGTGTTGGTTAAGGTGGCAATCATGTAGCCGGTATCATTCAACGGTTTAACACTGTTATTGCCGCGCTCTTTCCGCTTGGCTATGGTGGACGCCGCCAGCTTCGGGTTATTGATACGCCCGATCATGTCCTTGAAATCTCCCACCATTTGCAGGCCGACGCCTTCTAAAACATCCTCGTCGGTCGTTCTTTTCTGCCTAGCCAGTCCTTTTATCGTCCTGATCCAGTCGCCTTTATTATTGGCAATGGTAGGGCGCAAGAAAGGCCGAGGCGGGATATGCTGCGCCGGGCTGCCGAATTCGTGCGTCAATGCCACGCCTGCCACATATTCGCCGCCATCCTCAGCAGGATACTGAGCCGAGGGAAACCAGCCGATTTTTGCCTGCTTCTTCGACATAGCACTGAAAAGCTTCCGGTATTCGTCAACGCGAGACATTAACTAAACGCCCCGTTATATTTGCGGATGTTGCCGGTAGCCGGTGATCCGCCGACATAAAGCCCGAACGCCGCTTTAGCGCTCAATAAGGCGAGTAATTGTTGGCCATAGGGGGATTGATTCAGCCAGAACTTAAACTCATTGTTAGCCGTTGGTTGTAACAACGCCACGGTGACACTGCCCTCGGTCGCACTTATGATGGTTCCTATGGCTGTGCCGGATGCCGCTGCACTTGCAATCTGTAACAAGTGAGCGGTAAGCAAGTAAAGCGCCAGTTGCCGCGCTGAATCTTTCAATAGCCCGTAGTTATTAACGCTGATGTAATTGGCCGCCATCTCCCAGTAAAGGGTGATAGTCGCGTCAGAACTCGACGCAAAGGACGGGAACTGTGCGCGGAAGTCAGCCAAAGTCAGCGTTAAGTTTGCCATTAGTGATTATTGCGTTTGCGTGGCTTGCCTTCGGGCGTGTATTCTTCCAGCGGAACTGGAATCACGCCGTCATCATAAAGCGCGTCAACGTCCTCTTGCGTTACGGGAGCAGAACCGTCACGCTGTGCCAAGTTGCTGATCGCCTTTTCAATGTCGATTTTCTTTTTGTCGACAGTGATAAAGCCATTTTTAACGTGTATCTGGAACGTGTGGTGCTCTTTCAGCAGATCATAATCTTCGTCGCTGATCTCAGTAACCGCGCCCTGCAACAAAATCAGGTTACGGTTAGTCAGACCATGACCGCCGTTAATGTAAATGCGCTTAACTATCTCAGTGCCGCCAGCCGGTAATTCTTTGTGAATACCGTAGGCTTGCGGTGCGGTCAGCGTTGAATAAATGTTGTAACTCATAGATTACATTCCACTCCAACGAGTGACCAGGATAGGCCGCTTAACAAATACGCCAGCCTGTGCGCTTGCGTAGTTTTCCATTGAACCGCCCGATTTAGTCGGTAAAGCGGACAACATAAACATGCGCTGTTGTAACAAGTTGGTAATGGTTGAGCCGTCATCAGTTGAGTTATCAACATCAACAGTGGTTTCTTTGTACATGTACCACACGTCCGCGCCGCCGTTGGCTGCGTCAAATTCTGGAATAGTGATAATGCGGATGTTCGGGTATTGTTCTTTTACCCATGAGCCCAGCGTGTACGCTACCGGAGTGCCTGATACTGCAATGATGTTAGCCAAAGCCATTGCCACGTTAGTGCCGACCGCCCAAGTAAACGCCTCTTTGCGCGGATCGAATGCTGTTTTAGTTTGCTGATACAATGTCTTGACCGACGTTAAAATATCGGCCATTTGCAAGGCAGTTGTTTTAGTAGACCACAATGGGCTTGAGCCTGTGCCGGTTGCCGCTACTGTTTCGTATGCTGGCAAATTAGGATCATTAAGCAGGCCGTAGCAGCGAACGCCAGTATATCCATTGAAGGCCACCAAGTTTTCAGTGATAGCGAATGAACGGGCCAATGAAGCGCGTTTTTCGTCAAGGTCTGAAATGCCAATCTTTGACATACGGTCAGATTCAAGTTTGTCCGTCTGAATGCCACCTTGGAAGCGAACCACTTGACGACTCAAGAACTCCATGTTGTAGCCAGCTCTTGGGACGTCGGCCAGATCGCCGTATGTCTGGACAAAGCCGAACATCTCAATAAACCGAGCCACAATGCTTTCGTCAGCAAAGTCACCGGCCTGGACAAAGCCCAGCAATTCTTCTGCGCGTCTTGGTGCTGTGAAAGCACGGACCGCACCGGGCAGCCAGTTTTGCAGGAATTGGTTTAACACAGGCGTGTTATAGGCTGAATGAGGCGCTGTTTGGGCGTCCATCGTTGCCACACCAAAACCTGCATTCTTGACGCTGATCGAGTCCATCGTGGCATGGTTTTTAACCAAGTCACCGTAATAGGCTTGCAGCTTGCGCGGGTTGACCGAAAAATCTTTATTGCTTAATACATGCTGAGACATTCTTATGCTCCGATAATCTTAATGACAGCAGTACCAGCGGCGGTCAGGTTGAAATAGTCCACTTTAGCGTTTGGAACCCGTTGTTTACCGACTGGTACATTACTGTCTGCGGTCATGGCTGCACTGCCTACAGTCGCCGATGTATTCAGGTTATAAGTGCCTGTGCCGCCTGTGCCAGTACCTAAGCTGATAACGGTGCCGATGATAGCGCCGGATAACTTAATTTCTGAACCGATACCGATAGCACCAGTGCCGGCCGTTACAGCGGATACCGTTAATACAGTCGTTGACTGAGCAGCGGTGAACTGAGCCAGTGTGGGCTGTGTAGATAGGGCGCCTGTTGTGTTATCGAACAATACCTGATCGCCAATGTTAGCCGCCGCTGGAGCCGCAACAAAGAATGCGCCAAAACGACCTAGTGACGCATAAGTGTTGTCAAGCAGGGCGAAAGTGGTTGATAGCGAGCCAGTTGTGCCGCCAGCAGAACTTTGAGTCTTAGGCGAAAGCAGGATGCCGGCAAATTGGCCTGTGCCGCCGACTTTGGCAATACCGGTTGTTGACTCGGTGTAAGCGTAGCCAAAGACGTTGGCTTGGCCGTCACTGTCAATCAGTCGTTGTTGGACGTGGGGTGTAATGTCATACGCAACTTCGCCCGGAATGCCAACGGGGAGGCCGTAGTTTACAGATGCTTGTGGGGTTGCCATTAGTTATAAGCTCCGGCTCTGAGTTGATTGTCACCAACAGGCTCGGCTTGTGCGTCCTGTGTAGCGGTTGGTTTTACGTTTAAGCCCTTGGCGTAAGCGCGTAAGGCTGTTTCTGGATCGCCGGATAGGTTCAATTTTTCAGCGGCATAGACAGCCACCTCAGTTGAACTCATGGCAGAATGGTCAAAGGTGCCGACTAAAGGTGCGGATAACTTAACCAGTTCGTCTTTAGCAACCATTTCCTTACGAACTAAGGCAGTGATCGCGGCGGCGTCCATTGTTTCTTTCTTGTCATCTTTGTCGTCCTTTTCTTCTTCTTCCGCTTCTTCGTCTTCAGTAGCGACCTTATCTTCTTCCTTTTCCTTTTCTTCTTCCGCTTCGGCGTCCAAAGTGGCTTGGAGTTTGGCAATAGTGGCCGCTTGTGCGTCCATTGTGGCCTTGAGCGGTAGCAATGCCGCCGCGACTATTTCAGTAATGGTGTCTTTATCGACGGTCATTTGTAGTGCCTTATGGTCAAAAGTAATGGTGAGATTGTTGGGTGTAGCATGATCTAATACGGATACGGTGTCGCCCATGCGTCCGCTATCGACGAGGGCAATATGGTTGCCTGAGATAAAACGCTGAACCGCGTCATAGGTTTGGCCTTGCCATGTGCCTGGGGTGAAGTCGTAGCGTGAGTAGTAACCGAGCGACAAATCCTTTTTGCCGTTGGCAACCAACTTCTTGATCTTGTCGGTGTAAAGTCGCAGGTTGCCGTAAAGGGTGCCGTCCTTGAAATAAACCTTATCGCCAATGGTGCCTTCTATGCCTTTCTTGGCCGGATCGGTTTGTCCTTCGCCTAACATTAAATGATCGTTGACTAAGGGAACGCCACGGAATGATTGAATACACTCGTCACTGGATAATTCCTCAGCCGGACGATAAACGCGATACATGCGACTTTTATCAGGAGCGTCAATTTCTGAGCCATGATAATCAAACACACCAACCCGGCTTAAGGGGTTATCGCTTATTTCCACATAGCCATTGTTATCTTTTACTTGTGCGCTCATTCGTCGTCGTCAAACTCAAAAACTGGCTTCATGGCGCAACGGCAATAAATAGCCTGTCCGGGGAGGCCACGAACTTCATTGCCATGCTCTGTATAGATAACGGGAGGCTTATCGAACTCGAATACCTTACCGTCATAGCTTTCGTGCAACTTTCGCGGCTCGTTAGAACCATGACTGTGCATCCAAATAAAAGATTTCACGCCTAGTTTCTGCATCCTTGCCGCGTTAATACTGGAAAATGCCTTGCGAGTCTGGTCAAGCGCCCTTAACCGTCCATAGTTCTTGGTGCCATTAGAATGACCATCAAAGAACGGCTTTAAATCCTTTAGCCCGTTGCCGCTCACGATCGAGTTCATAACCGCCGTTTCCACCTTGTCGAAATGGGTGGATGCTATGGTCTTGAACAGGCTCACGTTGTCGATGGTCATGGCCTTAAACTGTTCCTTCATCGGTCCAGTCAGGAAATCGGCCTTAACCGTCAGCGCTTCGCCCATCTTTGATAATGAGCCGCCCAATGACAACGCGCTTGATCTGTCCACGCCCGCCATCATATCCAGGACGATATTTCCCAAGTCACGATTGAATATGCGCGTGTACTTGTTCATTAAACGATCTAACAAGGACTTAGCACGTTTACTGATGCTCGGCGTATCATCCATTGTCGGAAGCCCCGCTTTTGCTGCGATAGGGCTATCAAACAGCGCCTTGACTTCGCGCTCAGTCTCGGCAAGCATGGCGGATAAAATAGGATTAATTTCACGCCAATATTTCATTGCTACCGCGTCAGGGTACAGCAGAGGCAGACCGCTTATAATCGGCGGTTTCCGTGTACTTGAGCGAACAGGAGACAATGTTTTCGTCATGGTCGCATTGTACTCTGAAATCAGGTGAAAATATTTATCGCTTGTGGTAAAGTAGCACCTTGTGATACCGATAAGGAACAGTGACAAATGACAAGTGTTGAGTTTATCCAGGCAGGTTACAAAATAGCGGGCAAAAAACGCGGGTATCAAGTCCCGTTTTCAGAAAAAATAGGCGTGAGTGTTATCACCGTTAAGCGATACGCCGCCGGTGAAAGTGTCATACCCATGCCGGTTCGATTGTTGATTAAGGAATTGTTGAAATGAGTGAAGATAATTTATTAAGCGCGTTAAAAGCAATGGACGATCAAAATTATAGACTTATCCCTTGCTGCGTATATTGCTCGAACAATGAAACCATTGAAGGAAGCGATACCCCGCTGATTTGCGGGGTTGGCAAGTTCCTTGTTAAGTCGTTAGGCGTTTGTGATAGATTCAGTGAGCGTCAAGCAGATCATAGATTTGGTGGATGGCTGAAATAACAGTTGACCCAAGCCATGAATGGGCGTGAAATTGGTTGCGCCTATTCCTGGCCACACAACAAAAACAAGGGGTTCCTATGAATATCATTATCGCCTTCGGGCTGATCGCTCTCGCCATCTATCTCGTCTTGCTGCCCAGTATTATTGCCGGTAACAAAGGCCGGTCTTTTTGGGGCTACATCTTTCTCGGCTTCATCGTCACGCCATTCGTGGCGGCTATTGCGGCGGCCTGTTCTTCGCCGGATCACCAAAGCCTTGAAAAACAATCCTCACTCGACAGTCCTTATGCGCCCGGCAAGAAAGAAGCTAAAGCGGATGAGGCAGCGCGTAAGGCGAATGTCTATCCTTATCGCTGGAATGAATGATGAAAGATAAATCAAACATAGAAGCACTTGAGTTTGGCTCAGACACTAAGCTGCCAGAAATGCCTACCAAATGGCCCGAGCCGACCAAATGGGTGTTAGTGAGTGCTACGGTGACGCATAGTTATCTGGTTGAGCTTGAGTCTAATAAACCGATAGAATCCGCTAATACGGTTGTTGAGCATTGCGGTGATATGATTTACGATATATTGATCCCGTTCAATATAGATACAGAAATTGTTGAGCACTACAAAAATACCACTGATGTTAATCGAATAATAAAGCTGCATGGGAATAAATAAACTCATCATTGGCGATATAGTTTCTCAGCAGGATGATGATGAACTGATGGTGGTGGTTAAGATCGAGAAGCATACGGTTGAGTGTGTATGGTTTGACGGCGAGCCTTTTTGGGATGATGTACGCTACTTTAGCCCCAATGAACTGGTCAAGCGCGTGGCCGTGTTCTCGTTTACCGAAGGAAGAATAATCTATGAACTTTAAACCGATCATTATTCCCCTGATTCTAGCCTCTGGCGTGACTTTAGCCGATACCTGCACCGATATGGCCAGGACGGTGATAATCGCCTCCTACGCGCGTCAGTTGTGCCATTTACCCGATAAACTGCTTAACAATCTGGATAGACTGGAAGCAAGAGTGGATAGACAGTGCGGGACGTCTTTGCTGGATGACAAGTTTAGCCAAGTCTACACGGAAGCGCGGTCGATAGCGGATTATGATCTGGATAGCAGGAAACACTTATACGGGGACGCAAGGGGGCTGGATGAATACTGCACTCATGCGAGGGGATATTTGAAACGATAGGCATTAAAAAAGCCCCTTTCGGGGCTTCGCTTTAATTATCCCGCCACAGGATAATCTTAAACTTAAATCGGCAAAATCTAAGTTTATTTATACATCTTATAGAACAAAATACAGAAGATAGTTTTGAGGTTTCATACTCGCAGTTATATTACCACCAAACGCATAAATCGCAAAGCTATTCTACAAAGGTACTCGGTCACTATCATCCAGATCAGAGCCATGTTTTTTATTGAATGACTCTATCACCTTTGACGCTTCTGTTTTCTTAGGCTCAATCTTTTCCGGCTTATCTGCCTTGTAAACCGATCCAAAGTCATACCATACCCCATTAACCTTAACTTCTCTATTGGCGTGTGATATGCCTTCTATTTCACCAAATCTTTCTTTGCCGCCCAGCTTATAGTTGACATATTCGCCATGATTAAAAGATTCTTTTTTATTTTCTCCATTACTGAATCGTTCTATTGAGTATTGTTTGCTGTTGCTTTGATTATCACGATCAGCCCACTTTTTAACCATTTCATCTTTCTTGTGAATAGGGTAAATGTCGCCTTGCTTATCCCCGTATTCGTCAATATAGTGATTCGTGCCGACCGGCTTTTCTAATTTCTTGCCGGTTTCAAGGTCGTAGTGAGTGTGTCGGAAATCACCAAGTTTCTGCTTCTCTGCCCGTTGCGGAATTTCCTCTTTGACTTCGGGCTTGACATAATCAGGCTTGCTTCGTGCGCTTAGTTCTTCAACGGCTGCGTCATAATCTTCCTTGCTGGCTTTGTTTGAACTGTAGCCTTCATGCTTGCCTTCGTATGAATCCCTTAATGATTCCAGCTTGAAAGTCTTTTCTGACTTGAATTTGTTTTCAGGTTTTTCAACCGTGCCATGTGTCCCGTAATACTTGCCGTTGAGGTTCCCACCCGCTCCCGCCTGAACCTTTCCATCCCTGCCGATTAAAACGTGCTGACCGTCCTCTAGGGTAATCCAGCTAGAGCCTGCCGGAATCGAACTAGAATCCTGCGTAGGCGTTTGACTATCAGCCGGATCATTATCGTTAGAGTAATCAATCTCTGGCGGGTCATACTTGGCGCCCTGGTAGCCTGAATTCTTATCCTTGGATAACCTCTCGTTGATGTTTTCCCCGGTCAATGCGCCGACAGTCGCGTGGATCTGGTCAGTTTGCGCCTTGGTCTGGTTGATAGTGGCCTGTTCTGCTTCGGTAATCGTATCAATCGGTGGCCATGCCACGGCAAACTCAAACTTAGCCAGTCCCAGCGACCGAATGGCGCAAGTGTAATGGCGTTCCAAAAACTTGGTAAAACATTTCTCTTGCAGCGTTTCCAGCATGCCGTTGTAAATGGCTTCCTCAGCCTCGCCACTGGCGGCAAAGCCTTGTAGTTGTGTCTGCATCAGCTTGTTAGCTGGCATACGCGCAACAGCGGCCACATGCTCGTATTTTTGGGCGATAACATTAGTTACTTCGGCCAGCGCGGTTTCGAGCTGTAACAAGTCCTCGGTGGTATCAATCACCTGTTCGCCGTAGTTGTCCCGGACGCTTTGGAAGAAGTTCATCTTATCTTCAAAGTTTTGCTGGTCCAGCAATGCGGCCTGAACGTCACCCTTACGCACCATCAGGCGCTTGGTCATTAACAGACGGTTGGCTTCATTGCCTGCCTGTTCTGCGCTGTAGCACTTTTCGTAAATCTGCTGTACCAAGCTGATACCGCCGTACATGTACACGGGCTTCATTAAAGTGGGGACCGTGCAATGTCTGAACAGAATAACATGAGATTTGTGGTATTTCTTGCCATGTACCATCCAGTATTCAGGCTCGTAGAAATTAGGATCAGCCGGATCAAAGCCATTACTTGATAACTGAGGCGTCACATAATAGGGATCAGGCATTGAGATGCCCTTATAGCTGTCTTTGGTAATGCCGTCGGGGTTGAATGGGTTCTCGTAATAGTCCGGATCATCCGATTCAATCTTGAATATGGCAATGCGATAGCCGAACACCCGGGCGAACTTGCCGAAGTTGGTCATGCGCTCCATGAGGTCAATGTCTTTATTGAATGCGTTCAGCTTTGATAGTGTGGCCGCGTCCAGATCCGCGCCGTCATCACTGTGGATCTCGTGACCTTTTCTTAATGCGTCATCAACCGGAATTTCACACGCAGCATTAATTAGCCAGTTT